GGAGAGAGATATGTCAATTATTAAAAAATTAGATAATGATGATTTGTTAGACCAAGCAGTTTTAAAAGCTTTAGATGATAAAGGTCTTTTACCAAAAAAACCTAAAATAATTGGTTATGCACCTGTGGTAGATAGGGGTGTTACACAATCAATAGCTTCACAAAGAAAATCAAAAGTAACTAACAGAAAAAAAATTAACACAATTGTTAATAGAAAGGAAGAAACAGATGAGTAGTGAGAAAATAAAACTAAAACCTATAAGAAGAAGTAAAGGTGAATATGAATATGCTAAAAAAGTTTTAGAAGGTGTACCACAAGGTTCACTTGTTTTAAATAAAGCTTTTGGAAACATAACTGCTCACTTTCACTTTATTGGTACTGGAGCAAGTGATACAATAACTTTAAAAAGTGGTGATAAACTTGTATTAGAGGCAAGAAAATTATCTGGTAACAATACTCATTTTGGTAATAAAGGATTATATAAATTGCCTATAATGAAATGTGGTTTTGTTGGTGAACTTAAAACTATAGATGAGTTTGAACAAAAGTGTGCTGCACTTGATGGTAAAAAAACTCTATATGGTGATGATTAAATATGATTGAATTAATAATCATAATAGAATTGGTGGCGATTAGTTATTATTTAATTAATAATTAGTTACCACCAATACTTTTTAATATTTTCTGAATTGTAATCTACAATTTTCCATAAGCCTTTATGTTTTCTATTAAAGCTTCTATCGGCAAAACTGATGGCATCTTCTTCTTTTGAAAAAATCTCATTAGTATAATGCCTGTATTTATCTTCTTTATGTTTTTTAAAAATTATAAAGTACACAATAAAAAAGGGGCAACCCTAGTTAAAAGCTGCCCCTAACACACAACAAATAAAAGATAAGTGGTTACAAAGCACTTATCAGTTGTTTTCACTTATTATGATAATCACTTTAATTTAACCCTGTAACCATAGTGGGAGCTAAAGTTTTTTCAGAGTTATTATCAGGTAGATTATCTTGACCTAATAATTCATTTGCTTCATCAGTAAAGTATTCAATTGGTTTGCCAAAGAATTTACTTATCTTTAGAAGCTTAATAGTTGATAGACCATTGTAGCCTTTTTCGTACTTCTGAATCTGTTGAAAGGTTACACCTATTGCTTTAGATAGTTCGGTTTGAGTACAGGTCTTTTGTTTTTTAACTGTGTGTGCAGAAGATACATTTTTAATTTCAGGTACATTAATAAAAATAATTCTATTTATTCTTGCTTCTTTTATTCTTTTACCAATAGCTTTATTTAAAACTGTATCTTCTTCTGTTTTACAATTTGATTTGTACGATCTTTTTGACATATCTTTCTCTCCTTAGTGTCTTAGTTGTTGTAACATTTTTTTTATATCTTCTTCATTTAATACTTTTTGAAAATTAAAATTTTGAAATAATAATGAAGTCAGATTATCTAGTGCTTTTTCTTTTGTTTCTTTGGTATTTGCTATGTGTAGTTCACTAGATTTTTCAATTACATCTTTTAAAAAAGATGTAAAACCAGCAAAAGCTTTATCTTGTTCTTTTGTTATTTGTGGCATTTTCTTTCTCTCCTTTTAATTTGAGCATACTATCCCTAGTCAGTTTATTTCAACTTCTAGTATCTAAACTAAAAAACCTAATTATGATCCCATAAATGGTCTTTTTTGTTCTTCTTCCAAAATTTTAGTACCAAGTTCAGCAATATTATTTTTCTTTTTTTCTACAAAGACTTTAAACTTTTGCATCTTTCTAGCTTCCTCCTCCTGTTGCTTCTTTAGTTCCTGTATCTTTTTCGGATCGGACACTTTGCTCCTTTAGTTTATTTTTAATCCTAGACATCTCATGCTTGATGTCTAAGACTTTTACTGAAGCCTTATCACCAGGCTTATTTGATAAGTGTGCTTCTTTTGCACTATCAAATTCTTCATCTATTCTTACACTTGCTTCATAGAAACTTTCTTTAATCACTTTGTTCACTTTCTAAATTCCATAGTTGAATAGCTTTTATTAACTTTCAACATTGGAATTTTTTCTAATTGTTTATCTGTTAATTCTATATTTCTATGTGCTTGTTTATTTTTGTTTATTAAATTTAATTTATATAATTCTGCTATGATTGCTCCAGCTCTGGCTCTGCTGAATCGAAATTTTGAACCCACCTCTTTATAGGTCGGTGCATAATCGTTATGATGTATGAAGTATTTTATAAATTTTAATACATCTAATTTAATTTGGCTTAAATATATATGTCCATTTTTCATGTCTTATCCTTGAATAAATTTGTAATATTTGTTGATGGTGGTGGAGTGTTGGTAACTTTTGCACCTGTAATTTTTAATTTTTCTAAATTGACTAATAGTTTTTCACAATACTTAATAGCTTTTTGAACATCCATCATAGCTTTCTCAATTGTTATTCCTCCCTTTGAACCAAACCTCATTAAATGTTTCATACTTGAACCTCTTAAATACCCAATAGATTCTTCTTCTGAAAGTTGGGATATAATTGCATCCCAACTCTCAATCGGCTTATCTTTATAATGTGATGGATTATCAGACTCTGCCATTATTCCTTTTTTTCCATAAAGTCTGAAATCTTTAGACTAATATCTGGTTGGGTATCTTTTGTTTTTTCAACATTAAGCCAAGCAGCAACTTTCTTTTTGTTACCACCAACTGTTAGATTTCCCTCATACTGAGGATATTTTTTTCCAGCAACATCAGAATCTTTAGGTTGTCTTTTCCATAAAGCTCCAGAGTTGTCATAATTATCTGCCATTCGTACTCCTATTTTGTATTTGTGATTTTAGTTTGTTGTATGCTGTATCAACTCTTAACTGTTCAATAACATCTGAAGCTATTAACATTAGGTCGGATTTGTACTCCTCCCTTATTGGAGTTAAATTTTTTTCAAAATATAATTGTGATTTAGAATGCTGGGCAACAGATGTCATTTGCCCAATCCAATCATCAGCTAATTGTTTTGTACTCTTTGAATTTGTTTTTGGCTTGGCAATTGGTTTAGCTTTTGGAAATGGTGCAGCATCCTGACCATCATCATTATCTAAAGCAGTTCTTAAATTTAAAGCATTTAGGAAAGCATATTTCCTAGCATAACTCATGGCATTACCAGTACCAAATTTATCTAATTTACCTAAAGCTGAACAACCTACTATTTCAATAAATTGTTTAGGATCTTCAGCATCATAAATTTTCATATTACATTTAATAAAAATATAATTATCCTTTAGTTCATTTTCATATTCACAAACTGGATATAGTTTATTAGCCTTTAAAGCTTTCATAGCTACAGCTTGAACCTCATCATGCTGTAAAGGATTAAAGTGCATTCCTGGTACTCTTTCACCTTTAATTACTGGTGCTGCATCAGCACTAGCTTTACTTAATTTACTCAACACATTACTCATAATACTCCAACCTCTCTCATAGTTTTTAAAGGACTGTTTAAATCCTCTTTCAGTTTTTTTATTTCTGAATGTAATTTACCATTTGTTTGTTTGTGTGATTCTTCTAATTCTTTTAAATTATTAATTTCTTTATTCTGTCTTTCAATCTCATCTTCTTGTTTTAAAATTAAAGTATTTTTATCTACTAATTTTTTTATTAATTCTTTTTTATCTAAGCTTTCATAATGATTAATTAATTGTTTAAAGTTCATAATAACTCCTAAATCTTTTAACAATATCTGGATCAATACCTTTCCACCAAAACCCATCTTTTCTAATTTCACTAAAGTCAGGTTTGCACAAGAGAGCTAAAGTTTTAATATCTCCATTGGCTAGTTCTAATTTCTTTTCCCAACACTTTTGATATAGAACCAACTCCTCATAATAATAATCTAAATTCTCAGGTCTAAGTTCCACACAGTTTTCAGGTGTAAATAAAATTCTATCGCTATCACTAGCATAAGTTAGAAATGGCTTATGTTTTGGCAGCAGTTTTGAATATAGAGCTATTTGTAAGCAATCAGAATGGTATGGAACTTTAGGACATTTCTTTTTTGAATAACTAAAGCCTGATTTAGTTTTACTCAATGTACCAAACACATTTTTAATATCCCCAAAATTCGTACTGCCAACTAAATCTACATAAGCTAAAAAGTATGTACTTATACCTTTTGCCCAATGAGTGTACTCTAATTCAGCTTTCCAATCTTGTTTAGATATTTCATCAATATTATCTAAATGGTTTTGAACTAAAGGCTCTAAATTTTCTATAATATAATTAAATTTAATTTTATCTTTTTCATCTACAGGCTCATAGTTTGTTATCTTTTTTTGTATTAATTTAACTGCATCTTTAAATGTTTTATTTTTACATTTAATAGATTGAATAACTTCATGTGCAATAGTTCCACCGGTAAATGAACAGTTAGCTGGTAGGTTAGCTTTTTCTTTGGGGGTAAGGACTATGTAATTTCTGAATCTGATGTCGTCAGGTATGGTGTTTTGGCTTTTACTTGTATGTTGTAAGCCGAATTTCTTATAGCAATCTCCTAAAATTTTAGGTTGATTCGTCATATAAGACTTTTATAACTATATTATAAGGTAATGCAATAGTATTATAATCTTTTTGTAATATAAAAAAATTGAAAATGTATTTTAGTTGAAAGTATATTTCTTATAATTTATAACAGAGAGGTTTTATGATTCTAAAGGAGATAAAATATAGAAATTTTAAAGCTA